GTCGTTTTCTCTCCCCGCTGATGAATCGTCCTCTATCCCGCATGAGCACGAAGGATCGCGGCTATGGGCCTGAGCATAGGCGCGTTCGCCGCAGCCTCCTTCCAATCGTTGCCGGGGGGAAGTCCACTTGTACGAGATGCGGGCGTGCGATCAAGCCCCACGAGCGTTGGGATCTCGACCACACAGACGACCGCCGCGGTTACCGAGGTCCGTCGCATGCCCGTTGTAATCGCGCCACCAAGAAGCGCCGACCGAACTCCCGCGACTGGTGAGCAACCAACAGCACCCCTGGATGCAGCTCGGCGTGCGCTTTGACTGCAACACGGGGGGTTTCTGGATCGGGGCAGACGTGGCACCGTCCATGCACATTGACGATGTAGCAACTCGCGCGGTGCTGATCGAAAAGCTCTCCGACTCTCGGAGGCACCGCGAAGTCTTGCGAGGCCGAGTGCGTAAAGCCTGCGACGACATGAAGGCCAGCGCCGGGGTCTTCCGCGGCGAGGAAGGAGCTTTCCACTGCTGGTGACTGACTTCCGACCCCCGCGAATATCGCACGTCCCCGGCAAGGATGGACCGCTGGGTGACCGAATCCTCGAGTTCGTCAAGAGAAACGGTGGGCGGCTGGACCCCGAGCAGGAGATGCTGCTCAAGGGCGCGACTCGGCTTGGTGAGGATGAACGTTGGCAGAACGCTCGCGTGGGGATCAATATGCCTCGCCAGAACGGTAAGGGCGAAGTGGCGATGTGGCGCGAGCTGTTCGGGATCTACGAACTCGGTGAGAAGCTCATCATCCACACGGCCCAGAACTTCAAGACCTCTGAAAAGCACTTCGAGCGGCTGGAGGCCACGATCAAGGGTTCGCCCGAGCTGCTCGCGAGGGTAAAGCGTGCCGAGAACAATCCTGACCGAATTGTCGGCTTTCGCTACTCCCATGGTGACGAGGCCATCGAGCTTGAGAACGGCTGCAAGATCGAGTTCAAGACGCGCACCGAGGGCGGAATGCGCGGTTTCGACAACGTCTCCCTGCTTGTTCTGGATGAGGCCATGATGATCTCGGACGCAGCGCACACCGCCATGTTCCCAACCCTTCGCGCCTCGGATTCCAAGCACGGCCCGCAGGTCTGGTACATGGGCTCCGCGGCAGACCAGTTGGTTCACCCGAACAGCGTCGTCTGGGCGCGGGTCCGTGAACGCGGGTTCGCTGGGGAGAGCGACACGCTCATGTATTGCGAGTGGTCGCTGGACTTCGATCACCCCGACGACATCCCAGACGAAGTCGCGCTGGACAGAGCAAACTGGTACCGCGTCAACTTCGCGCTGGGTCGTCGCCACCATGAGGACTGGATGGTTCAGGAGTTGGAGTCGATGCAGTGGCGTGGCTTTCTGGTCGAGCTGCTCGGAATCGGTGATTACCCCTCAACTGACCTATCTGCCGATGCCATCATTTCGTGGGAGGACTGGGTTGGTCTTCTAGATCCCCAGAGTGTTCTCCTTGACCCTATCTGTCTCTCTGTGGATGTTTCGCCGGAGCGCTTCTCAGCGATCCTTGCGGCTGGGAGAAACGACAGCGGGCAGTGGCATACAGAGGTGGTTCACGCCAACCACGGCACTGGTTGGGTGGCCGAGCGAATGTCGGAACTTTATGGGAAGCACGAAGTAGCAGAAGTTGTTTGCGACGGACTCGCGCCAGCAGCCGCTATCGCCAGGACAATCGACGATGCGGGTATCACCGTGAGACGGCTTGACTCGAACGACTACGGCAAGGCGTGCGGGTTCTTCGTGGACGCAGTTGGAGAGAAGACCCTTCGCCATATCGGCCAGCAGGAGCTTGACTCAGCCATCCGCGGAGCCAAGGCACGTCCGCTGGTTGACCGCTGGGCATGGTCACGAACGAAGTCCACCGTAAACATCTCGCCGCTCGTCGCCGCGACTCTCGCTCTGTGGTCGGCGCACGAGAACGACGTCGGGGAGATCGCGATTTACTGATGCCAGAGTACGAGTTGACACCACGGCGAGGGTCGCGAGTAACACTGGACAAGACGTTCTACTCACGCGTGGCTCGCGCATATAGAGCGGCCGTGGCCGATGGCTACAACCCGGTAGCCGAACTCTCAGAGCAAGCCGACGTTTCCCGCAACACGATGGCTAGATGGATAACAGGTGCGAGGAAATGTGGTGCTCTGCCTCCGACGACACCCGGCAAAGTAGGGGCGGGGTGGTGATGGGCTTCTGGCGCGACACATTCGGGCTCAAGAGCCGAACCCTCGAAGAGTCCTCGGGTGAGTCGTACTTCCACGAGATTCAGGACTGGTGGGCCGAGAACGGGCTTTCCACAAGCGGGATCTTTCCTCCGGGGGATGCGAGGCTTATCGAGAGGCTGTGGGTGGCGAGTCGGTGCCTCCAGCTCAACGCCCAGCAGATCGCGTCCATGCCCTTGGAATACCACGGGCCTTTCGAGCCGGCGTGGGTGTCTTCTCCTGATCCCAACTGGTATCCCAACGGGATCGGAGACGCCCTCCATTCCATCGTGGCGCAGATGTACGGCTGGGGATTCGTGTGCCTGTACGTCACAGACTTCTACGCGGATGGGTTTCCGAGGACGTGGACGGTCATCTCTTCCGAGACGTTGAACATCAAGGTCGAGAACGGTCAGCGGCAATACAAGATCGGAGAACAGATCCTCGACCCCCAGAGAATCGTGCAGATTGACCGCAACCCGACAGTCGGGGCCCATGGGACGTCTGCGCTCAGAGCCTACGCGCAACAGGGATGGGGACTCTTGGCCGCGGGGAACCAGTCCATGAACGTCAGTCAGGGCGGCATCCCGCAGGCGGTGCTCAAGTCTCAGCGAAAACTCACCGAGGACCAGGCGACGGCGCTGCAGACGCAGTGGATGACGCGCACGACCGCGAGGAACGGTGCGCCGCCAGTCCTTCCGCCGGAGATCGACTTCGAGGCGCTGTCATTCAATCCCTCTGACCTTGCGCTTCTCGACACGCAGGAGTTCAACGCAAAGGCGATTGCCTCTGCATTCGGGGTCCCGGCGGTGATGCTGAACATGAGCGTTGAGGGGTCACACGTCTACCAGTCCCCGCAAGCTCTCGGTGAGATGTGGTGGCGCTTCGAGCTTCGGCCGACAGCGACCCGCATCGCCAACGCTTTCTCCGCTCAGATGCTTCCCCGAGGACAGTGGGTCACGTTCGACGCGGCGGACACCTTCCTCCCGCTCGATCCCATGTCCGATGACAACGATCCACAACTCTCCCAGGTCGCGAAGGCGTCACCGGCACAGCAACCGCGGCCGTTGACAGCGATTTCTGGAGGTTCCTGAAATGAGTACCACCGAACATATGATCGACACCGAGGCCCGCGAAAGCGGGCTTCTTCGTAGGGAGTTCTCCGCGGAGCTCTCTGTGGGTGACGGACGGACGATCGACGTCCGCGTCGTCCCCTACGGGGAGCCCGCCACCGTCGACGACGGGAAAGGCCCCTACAAGGAGGAATTCGTGGCTGGCGCGTTCGACTCGCAGTTGGACGTCGCCCACCGCGTCTACCTCAACTTTGAGCACCAGCGAGGACTGCAAGGCATCGTGGGCAAGGGCCTTGCGCTGAGATCCGCCCCGGACGGCCTCTACGGGTCTTTCCGCGCGTTCGAGAACGCTGACGGCGACAAAGCCCTCATGCTCGTAAACGAGGGCGTCCTGGGCGGAGTCTCGCTCGAGTTCCTCGCGAAGAAGTCAGTTAGGACGGTTGAGGGAGTCGTGCGCCGAGTCAAGGCGCACCTCGACGCCGTCGCACTTTGCAGGCGCGGAGCCTACGGCAGTGCCGTGGTGCTGGGCGTCCGCGAAGCCCCAGTCCTTGACGAGGAGTTGCTACCCGTCGAGATCGACTCCGAGCTGATCGAACGCTGCCGGCGGCTCGGCATTGCAATCCCGCAGCGATACCAGCGGCACCCCGACGAAACGGACACCTCCGCTCAGACGGACACCTCCGAGGACGGCACCCCGCTTCCCGACAACACCTA